GGACTCCATATCTTACGTGCAATTTCAATCTCAATCACGCGATCAAGTATCACAAAGACCGTGGTAATTTTAAGTCGCATCTGTCCAATATTTTGATACTCAAAGAAAATATATCCGGAGGCGAGCTCGTGATACCAGACTATGGTATCACTCTGGCTCAGTCGGATAGGGCGCTCACTATTTTCGACGGGCAGTCTATTTTGCATGGCGTAGCTCCTATCAGAGGTATTGGATCCAAAAGCTATCGCAGCTCGATTGTCTACTATACGTTGGCAGGTATGCGGAATTGTTTATGCCGCAGCGACGAGCTTTTGAGATATCAGGAAACTAGGACCAAGAAAGAACTCGTGACGACTCAGCAAGTGCGTGAGCGCGTCATGGAAATGAATAGTAGGATACTAAAACAATGATTTCAAAAATGGTCGAGTATGCTAGGCACGATGCGAGAGCCGGACGTTTTATCGTGAGAGATGAGACTAGCGACGTTAAGGCGATCGAAGAGGTTTATAAAAAAAATAGCTATCAGAGAAAAATATTTAAAGTGCAGCCTGGCGAAAGATGGCTGGACCTTGGATCCAATATCGGAGCCTTTAGCGTTTTTGCTTTTAGCAAGGGCTGCCAAGTAGTGAGCTACGAGGCCGAGCCCGACAATGCCGAGATCACTCGTAATAATATTTCACTGAACGGTTACGCCGGCGAGGTCTATCATAAAGCCATCGTCGCAGACTCCTATCCGTCTAGCTCGATAGATCTATATGTCTCTAGTCGCCCGATGGCCCTCAGGCGTCATAGTGTTTTTCCGCATAAAAAAGATTTTGTGAAAGTCTCGGTACCGACAATCGGATTTTCTGAGCTCCTCCAAAAGCATCGCGATTATCGATGTCTCAAGATGAATATAGAGGGAGTTGAGATAGATATCCTAAAGGAGCGCCCCGACCTATCTGGCATCGATAAGTTGGTTTTTGAGTGGTCCTTCGATAAGGATAAAAAAATATCTACGCTAAAGGAAACTCTGCTCTATCTCAAGAGCCAGTTTTCCTATGTCGACATGAATAAGAAAATACCTAATAGCCTGACCTGGGATTTCTACCCTCCAAACGCGTTTATCTACGCGATTAAGATTTAATAAAGCTTTACAATATCCCTGGACTAGGACGTAACTAGCTGTATTCACACACCTATATAGTTTAGCTTTACTTTATTCCATATATCCTAAAGATATATGCAGAAAATGCCGTAGTATTAGTATTACTACGGGAGGTCTACATGAAAATCAGTGTCGATAAACTAATCAGTGCTGCCAGTCAATGGGATAAGAAAAAATCCGAGAATCTAGCTAAGGAGCTCGGAGCCGTGAAAAACGTAAACGCGGGTCAGGCGGAGGAGTATCTGATCGTCGCCGGCTACGATCCTGGGAGCGGCTCCGTCGCTACCATCCTGGAAAAGGCGGGATTTTAATATGAAAAAACAGCCGATCGAAAAGCTAAATGCCCTGACAAAATCAATGGACCATCTCAGGAAAGCCATTACCGCGCTCTCGGACGACGTCTCTTTTCTAGACAATGTAGAGTCTCTCGAGCGCGAGCTCGGATACCTGCTACAAAGAGCCGATAAACTGATAGGCGCTACGTACAACGGATGGAAAAATCACTCAACATGGTCAGCCTTTACGATCATCTCTAATACGGAGGCGCTCTATACGCTATCGCGGACGATCCTGATCGAGTCGGAAAATGAGTCGGATCTAGCGAATAGGCTCAAATCCAATTTTGATGGCATCAGTGACGCCGACGTCGACTGGGCGGAGATCGCGGAGGAGATATGGCTAAACGACAGGTAAACTATCTTACCTGGCTCCGCCTTTCCAATCAGCTCTTGACGCCTATCTCACTTTAAGTAAAGCTAAACCTATCAGGAGTAAAAAATGTCGTCCTATACGAAATCGAAAAAAAAGCCGGGCCGTCCGGCGCTAAGTAAAGAGCCGACGGTACAGCTCGCTTTCAAGGCTCCAGAAAGTTTTAAGACTAAGGTCGATCGAGCCGTAAGCAAGCTCGGAAAATTAGGACACGAAACTAATGAGAGCGAAGTCCTGCGGATCGCCCTCGCCGATACCGATCTAGTCGAGGTCTACCTAAGAGCTAATGGCGGATAAAAAAAAAGATTTAATCGGTATTAACGCCTATGCCAAGCATCGCGGAGTGACTCGCCGCGCTGTCCAAGAACATCTTGCCAAAGGCAATATCCCTTTCGAGCTAGTAAATGGTAATCGACTCATAAATCCCGAAGCGGCCGACGCAGCCTGGTCGGCCAACGTCTCTACGAAACAAAAAACCTCTGTCTATCAAACTGGGCCCAAGGCTAATCCGGATCATTTTCCCGCAGTCGGAGAGGGCGCGGCCAAGGTCCCGAATATCCACGTCGAGGAGGCTTACACAAAAGCCTATCGCCGGCGTCTAGTCTCGCTCGAGCTAGCCGAGCGGCAGGGAAAACTAATTGAAAAAGAAAAAGTCGCCGGCCAGATATTTACGGCCGTTCGAATAGTCAGGGACGCTATCTGCAATATACCGCAAAAACTAGCGCCCGAACTCGCAGCCGAAGTCGATCCGCATAAGGTCGAGCTGATACTTATGGAAGAGATAAATAATTGCTTAATGGAGTTAAGCGAGCTTGCCAAACGTTTTAAGTAACGAAAATTTTGCGACGCATTTAATTTTTGCGAACATCAAACCAGATAAGCTCCTCTCGGTATCCCAGTGGGCCGACGAGTACCGTATGCTATCGCAGAAGGCCTCGTCCGAGCCTGGCCGCTACCGCACCGAGCGTACTCCTTACGTTCGCGAAATAATGGACTGCCTCTCGAATACTAACCCGACTAAAGAAATAGTTTTTATGAAAGGCTCGCAGCTCGGAGCCCCTCTCTGCTTAGATACGATGATACCCACCCCCGACGGGTTTAAACCCATGGGGGAAATAGTCACCGGAGATTTTGTTTTTAGCTCCGACGGTAAGCCGGTAGAGGTTTTAGGCGTATCAGAAATTTTCCGCGACAGGCTTTGCTACGAAATAACTTTTTCAGATAAGTCAAAGGTCGTATGCGACTCCGATCACCTATGGACGCTAGACGACGAAAGCGGCAAGAAAAGTAAAAGGGTTACGATAACTACCGGAGAAATCCTCCAAGGGCATATCTTAGATAGGCGCTCCAATAGAAATAGGTACGCCTTAAAATTAGCAGCCCCTATCGATATGCCTAAAAGGCAATTCGAGATATCTCCGTACCTACTCGGCGTATGGTTAGGAGACGGCGGCTCGCTAACAGGACAAATAAGTTCTAATAATTGGGACGCCGACGAAATCTGTTATCACATAAGAGAATCCGGACACTTCGCGATTAATCGCGGTGGCTATAATTGTAAAGGCGAAGGCTCGAATATAATAGTAGAGCCTCGCGAGATGGTCGGAGTTAATAATACCTTTCACTCAAAAATATCCCGCCTAGGCTTCATTAATAATAAGCATATCCCGATGGAATATTTAAGGGCGAGCTTTAGCCAGCGGCTTGAGCTTTTACAGGGCCTAATGGATACCGACGGCTCTATCTGTAAAGGCGGTCGCTGCGAATTTACTACGGTAAGAAAAAATCTTTTCGAGCAGTTTACCCATCTACTCAGTACGCTCGGCTTAAAGCATGGCTACCGTATTAGAAAACCAGGTCGATCGCAGAAGGGCACTCAATTAATTTACGCGGTAGATTTTTTCCCGTATGCGGATATGCGAGTTTTTAAGTTACAGAGAAAATTCCAAAGGCAGAAAATAAGATCAGAAAAAACGCGAGAGTCAGAGACCGAGAGACGTAGAATTATTAAAGTTGAAAAAGTAAGCTCGCGTCCGACTAAATGTATTAAAGTTAACTCTAAGGATAGTCTTTTCCTTTGTACTGAAAAATTTATTCCGACTCATAATAGCGAGATCGGTTTTTGTTGGATCGGCTACGTTATGGACCACGCCCCCGCGCCGATGCTAACGGTAATGCCGACCGTAGATATGGCCAAGAAAATGTCGAAGCAGCGTATCGAGCCGATGATCGAGGAGTCTCCGAGACTAAAATATAAAGTTACCGAAAAAAAGTCGCGCGACTCTTCTAATACGATCCTCGGAAAAGAATTTCCCGGCGGTATTTTAGTTTTAAGCGGCGCTAACTCTGCGTCGTCTCTTCGCGCGATGCCGGCGCGTTATCTTTTTCTAGACGAGATCGACGCCTACCCATCGGATGTCGAGGGCGAAGGTAATCCTATCGACCTAGCGAAAGCGCGGGCTAGGACCTTTCATAAACGTAAGATTTTTCTAGTCTCTACTCCGACGATTGCCGGGATATCTCATATCGAGGCTAATTTCGATAAGTCGGATAGACGTTTTTATCAGGTCCCTTGCACCTCCTGTAAAACCTACCAAAAATTAGAGTTTAAACAGCTAGTTTGGCCGGAAAACGAGCCGAAAAAGGCGAAATATAGCTGCATTTCGTGCGGTTTTGAGATCGAAAACTGGCAGAAAACCGACATGTTACGAGCCGGAAAGTGGG